TATTTAACCAAAACTTTACTTCATCTACAGATAGTAATAATACCGCAGTAGGTTTTAGTGCTATGGCAGCCAACACTACAGGTACTTCAAATGTTGCAGTAGGTACAGGTGCTTTAGACGCTAATACGACTGCCAATGGTAATAACGCAATAGGTCATAACGCACTAGGAGCAAATACAACAGGTGCTAGTAATAATGCTATGGGGCAACAAGCCTTAACAGGAAACACTACAGGGAGTAACAATACAGCCATTGGTCATGTTGCTCTTGGGGATAACACTACAGCAGGCAACAATACAGCAGTAGGTTATCTTGCTTTAAATGCAAATACTACAGGTTCTAGTAATGTTGCGGTAGGGTCAAATGCATTATTGGCAAATACAACCGCAGCGTCCAGTACCGCAGTTGGGTACAATTGTTTAACAACAAGCACTACAGGAACACAAAATACAGCAGTAGGAAAAGATGCCATGAAAGCTACCACAACAGGTGGTTTTAATACAGCTATGGGTAATGATTCTTTAACATTAAATACTACTGGACAATCCAATGCGGCTTTTGGTGTTAATGCTTTACTTTCAAACACTACAGGGTCAAGTAACGTAGCGTTAGGTCAGCAAGCATTACAAGCAAATACTACTGCGGATTTTAATACTGCTGTAGGCTATCAAGCAGGAATAGCAAACACCACAGGAGCAAGTATGGTGGCAGTTGGTTCTTTTGCGTTAGATGCAAATACCACAGGGGGTGCTAATGTTGCTGTTGGTCAAAACGCAATCGGAACAAATACGACAGGTTCTAACAATACTGCATTAGGACATAGAGCTTTAAGAGATAGTACAACAGCATCTAACAACGTAGCAGTTGGTTATGATGCTCTTAAGGAAAACACTACAGGAACAGAAAATATAGCAATCTGTTCAGGTGCATTAGACGGAAATACAACCGCATCCTCAAACATAGCTATTGGATATGCAGCTCTTGGTGCTGCAAACACAGGTGTTGACAATGTAGCAATAGGAGCGTATAGCTTAGATGCTAATACAAGCGGAACAAGGAATATTGCGGTTGGTAAATATAGTTTATCAACACACACTACAGGTTCAGATAATAACGCATTCGGTAAAGGTGCTTTGCAATTATGCACTACAGGTCAACGGAATATAGCGATGGGTCGTGATTCAGCGCAAGGTGTTACTACAGGCACAAATAACACCATGATTGGACATTTGAGCTGTAATTATGGCGTTGCACTTACTACTGGTACTAATAATACTATTATTGGTTCTTATTGTAGAGTTAGCACAGCAGGTGGTTCTTACGCTTTTGGGTTAGGGCATGACTTAAACTGCGTGGCAGGTTATACAACTCTAGGGTATGGTGTTAATGACATAAGAGCTGCTAATGGAACTGCAACTTGGAATACTATTTCAGACGAAAGAGTTAAAAAAGATATTGAAGATTCTACAGTAGGATTAAACTTTATAAACGATTTAAGACCTGTAACCTTTAACTATAAAAATAAAGGTGATTTACCTACAGAGTTTAATGGTTACAAAGAAGATTCTACAGAAGTCTACAAAAGCGAAAAAAGTCAACATGGTTTTATAGCACAAGAAGTTAAAGCAGCTATTGATAAACATAGTGATATTAAAAATGGATTTGCTTTATGGGAAGATGATAATGAGACAGGACAACAAAGAGTTGGTGAAACAGCACTTATACCCATGCTAACCAAAGCAGTACAAGAACTTTCGGCAAAAGTCGAAGAATTAGAAAGTAAATTAAACGGAGAATAATATGGCTCAAACAGTAGCAGAATGCTTAACAGCAGCAGAAGATAGCGTAACGCTTATCAACGACATTAATACTAATGGTAAAAAATCAGTTTATGTTGGTGGTTCAGCAGAAGCTGATACAACTTGGACACAAGCCGAGATAAATGAAATGGTACAACGTAATGTTGACCACTTAGAAACTATCTTGCTTTACGAACCTGTTGATTCAGATGATGATACACCTAACGTAGTCGGCTCATCTTCAAGTAAAAAAACTACTTGTAGTGGCGGAGTTACAACGGGTAAAGCTTATATATCGGCTAATTCATAAGGATAAAAAATGACTGAAGAAAAAGCAGTAGAAACAACTGAAACTACAGAACAACCTGTAGACCCTCAATTACAACAAAGAATCGCTTATACCGAAACTTTGCAACAAGAGATTCAAAACCTTAGAGAGCAAATGGCTCAACTACAATATCAATTAGATATTAGAGTTACAGCCTTAGTTGGTTATCAAAGTACCTTAGAAGTAATTGAAGAACCTGTTTTAAATGGAAAAGGAGAAGAAGATGGAAATGTTAATTAATGCGTTAAGCTGGATTACTATAGCAGTAACAGTTGCAAGCTTAATAGCTGCATCTACACCAACACCTAAAGATGATATATGGATAGGTAAACTGTATAAGTTTATTGATCTATTAGCACTTAATATAGGTAAAGCTAAAGAAAAAGCACCTATAGTTGAATCAGAAAATGGCGACAGCTAAAGATGCTTTAAGTGCTATTGAAACGCACGAAAAAGAATGTAAATTAATTTATAAAAGTATAGACGCTAGATTAGAAGCTGGCTCAAAAAAATTTGATAAATTAGAAATGATGCTTTGGGGTGTATATCCATTTATACTAGCTACTGTAATAGCAGCAAAATTTATATGAGCAAAAAAGCAAAATCAAAAGTAAATCAAGCAGGTAATTATACAAAACCTGCGATGCGTAAACGTCAATTTAAAAGAATTAAAGCTGGTTCTAAAGGCGGTAACGCAGGACAATGGAGTGCCAGAAAGGCACAGATGTTAGCTAAAGCATATAAAAAAGCTGGTGGTGGATATAAGTAGTGTCTTACTTAATTAGCAATATACCTCAGTTTAAATGCTGGGTAAGAAAAGAATTTACTTGTAATCATCAAAAATATCACGGGGAATATATACATGCATTAGCTATTGCTGTTAATACTATTCCAGATAGATCATTAAGTTTTCAAGTAGTATTTACTGGATGTGAAGTTGATAGTCATGAAGATATGGAAAATGTTCATGGTGGTGCTATGTGGGCAAGAATGCCAATACAAGCTTTAGTTGCTGATATACCTGTAGAAGAGTGGGCTTTGCCAATGGAAGATCATTTAGCTCAACCTTGGGATTGTGAATCAAGAGATCACTCAGTAGTTATATTAGACAGAGTAAGTTCTAGCCCCTGGATTTGTAAAATTGACAATGAGTTTTACCAAGGTAAATATTTGTTTACTGTAGATTACACAGATAACTCTATAGCAGATGATCCAGCACAACATAAACAATCTCATGTTTTATACATAACTGAAGAGTGTAAATGGAAAGGTAATATAGTTGCATTACCTAATAATAGAGTAAGAGCTACAAGTCCTGCTTTGTGGAGAACTGGAGAAGGTGCACCTGACTTTGCTCCGTCACAACACATACATTCAGCAGAAGGACATGAAAGTTATCTTGATCCTTTAACGACTTTCAATAATTTATATAGTGAGGGATTTGAAGAGGAAGATTAATGCCATTAAAAAAATCACAAAGAAGTTTAAAAAACTGGACAGATCAAAAATGGCGAACCAAGTCAGGTAAAAAGTCTTCTAAAACAGGAGAAAGATATCTTCCTGAAAAAGCTATTAAAGCAATGTCTAGTTCCGAATATGCTGCTACTACTAGAAAGAAAAGAGCAGATAAAAAGAAAGGTAAACAATTTTCTAAGCAGCCAAAGAAAGCTGCAAAGATATCAAAGAGGTATAGGTAATGTATGAATATGCTTGCAAAGTTGAAAGAGTCGTTGATGGCGATACTGTGGATGTTGTCTTGGACCTCGGTTTTGATATTCTTTATAAGTGTCGTGTTCGTTTATATGGTATTGATACTCCCGAGTCACGCACTCGTAACAAAGATGAGAAGGCTAGAGGAAAAATGGCTGGGGCTTTCTTAAAAGAAGCTATAGATAATGGAAATAAAGTTGTTATACAAACTAAATTAAAAGATTCTAGAGGTAAGTTTGGTAGAGTTTTAGGTGATGTAGTTGTTGACGGAATAAATATTAACCAGTCAATGATAGATAATTATCATGCTGCTGCTTACTTTGGGCAAAGTAAAGAAGCTATAGAAGCAGTACATGATGCTAATAGAACTAGACTTATAGAACTTGGTAAGTTCAAACCCATTGAGTAATGGAACAAGCAGTTACATTTATAAATGAAGTAGGCTTTCCAATAGCTGCTGCATTAGGTTTAGGTTTTTTTATATGGAAACTTATCAATAGAATTATTGACGGAATGGAAACTAAATTAGATGTATTAGACGATAAAGTAGCTGATCAAATAGAACAAATGGAATCTAGATTAGGAACTAAATTAGATTCACAACATGGCATTTTAGTAGCCCTTATAGATAGAGTTAGATCACTAGACAATGAAATTATTAGACAAGACACACTAATTAAAACGATACTTGGTGTGCCGCAATTAATAGATAGTAGTAAAATAGCTAAAGCAGATCGTGATGATCAAAGAAAAGACTAATGACAGAATGGGATAAAATTTTTTCAATTATAGGAATTATTATTATTCTTTTTGTAGTAGCTTTAAATGCTAATGCAGATCAAATAGTACATAAATTTAAATCTCCTAGTTTTAATGGTGAAGCTACATCTAGTCATTATTTAACTATAGAAAATCAAGAACATAGTAGAAAGCTTACAATAAAAGAAGAAATTAAAGCTTTACAAGATGAAATAGAAAGAGAAAAAGAAAATTCTACTTTAGCTAGATTTATGAGAAATTTAGAGTCTAGAGTTTACGCTGAATTATCTAGACAGTTAGTAAATAATTTATTTGGCGAAACACCACAAAGTGAAGGAACAATTACTTTAGAGGGTAATTTAATAGAATATACAAGTGATGGTGTTACATTAACTTTAAAAATAACGGAAGCAGATGGAACAGTTACTGAAATTACGATACCTATCGGTTCTTTTACTTTCTAGTTGTTCGTTATTTCAACAGTTTGAAGATACATATGAACAAAGATTTAAAGCAGCTAATGTTGCTACCATATCTGAGTTACAGTCTAAAGAACTTGTAAATGTTATTAAACCTATAGTAAAACCTGTAGTAGCTGTTTATCCAAGTGCTTTTACAGATCAAACAGGACAAAGAAAAAGTAATAGTGAATTTGCATTATTTAGTACAGCTTTAACACAACAACCAAGTGCTTTATTAATTAGAGCTTTAAAACACGCAAGTAATGGAGAGTTTTTTGTAGTTGTTGAAAGAGTAGGTTTAGATAACCTTACAAAAGAAAGACAATTAATTAGGTCTGCTAGAGAGCAGTTTGAAAAAGAAGAAGAAAAAAAAACATTAAGACCTTTATTATTTGCAGGAGTTTTAGTAGAAGGTGCTGTTATAGCATATGAAAGCAACTTATCTACAGGTGGTACAGGAGCCAGATACCTAGGTATTGGTTCTAGTATTCAATATAGAGAAGATAGCGTTACAGTATCTTTACGCATGGTTTCAGTAGCAACAGGCGAAATACTTATAGAAGTTATGACTGAAAAAACTATTTTTAGTTATGGCAAATCTGAAGATGTATTTCGTTTTATAGAAATGGGAACAGAGCTTATAGAAATAGAATTAGGTAATTCTAGAAATGAGTCTTCTACCATAGCTTTAATGAAAGCTATTGAAAGTGCTGTACTAGAATTAATAAATGTCGGATATGACAGGAGTTTTTGGAAACATGAAGAAATTGAAATTGATGAGCTTGATTGTGATGCTGAGTGCCTCAGTAACATACGGGGCTGATAATGAAATATACGTTGACCAGTCAGGAACTGGTGCAAATATAGACTTAGAACAACTAGGTATATCTAATATTATTGGTGGTCTTAACTCAACAGCAGGAAACTTAACTGCTTTTGATTTAGATGGTACTTCTATGACTTTAGATATTAATATGATTGGTGCTACCAATAAATTTTTAGGTGATATAAACGCTAATAGTTTTACAGGACTGTATAATTTTACTGGTGGTTCTAACACTTTTACTATTCAAGTAGACCCTACTAATACTTATAGTTCAAATAGTTCTGATCAAAATATAGCAGTTACAGGTAGTAGTAACACCTTTACTTTAAACCAAGGTACTACTGCAATAGCAGCATCTTTAAATTTAGATTGGATTATTCAAGGTTCAAATAATACAGTTACATCTAATATAAATATTGATGGAGCAACTAATTATATGGATATAGATGGTTCTGATAACGCTGTTACATATACAGGAACAGGTGTTAATGCTAGTGCTGGTGGATATTTTTATTTAGATCATACTGGTGGACAAAGAACTTTTAATATACAACAACTGAGTACACAAGATAATGATTGGCTTAAAATTATATCCGTTGGTGGTAATGCTGCTTCTACTGTCTGTGTCATTCAAAACGACCAAGGCACAAGCACAAGCTGTTAATATTGGAGATATATCAGAATTAAACGGCTCTGCTCAAATTGTAAGAGATAAACCATATATAGCTGATTTAGACTTTGCTATACAAAGTAATGATGAAGCTATAACTACAAATGGCAGAATGGCTATTACTTTTTTAGATGATAGTCAGGTTAAACTTACAGAACATTCACAATTAATTATTGATGAATATATTTATGATTCTGATCCAAGCAAGGCAAAAATGGCTCTTACATTTGGATTGGGTACAGCACGTTTTATAACAGGCAATCTTAATCGTATAGATAAACAAAATATAAGCCTTAAAACACCTACTGCTGATATAGCTATAAGAGGAACAGATTTTACAGCAACAGTAGATGAATTAGGTCGTAGCTTAATTATACTGCTTCCAGACCCATTTGGGCTTTCTAGTGGCGAAATAGAAGTTGTAACAGCTATGGGTACTGTAATACTAAATAAGCCCTATGAGGCGACTACAGTAAGCGTATTTGAATCTGCACCTAGTAAACCAGTTATATTAGATTTAACTTTAGATGCTATAGACAATATGTTAATTGTTACTCCACCTAAAGAAGAAGCAGTAATAGAAGAACAAATAGTAACTAAAACAGAAAATATATTAGATTTTAATGATTTAGATATAGATTATTTAGCAGAAGATTATTTAGCTGAAGATGATTTAGAGTTTACAGAATTAGATATAAATTATTTAGACGTTAATTTTCTTGAAGATTTATTAAATGTTTTAGATGCTTTAGCAATTGATAAAGAAGAAGATCAACTAGCACAAGCAACAAGCACACAAATAGTAGGAACTTTACTTGGTAAAGACCCTGATACACAAATAACTGCTTTAATTACAGGTAATGTTGTTAGTTTAAGAAGGGCTATAAATGAATCAGTAAGAGTAGATTTAGATGCTAGTAATTCTTATACAGTTATATTTATACAAGATGGTGTGTCAAATATAGTAAAAGTTAATGGAGGAAGTGATTCTGTAATAACCATAACTCAAAGTGATTAATGAAAAAAGTATTATTAGTTTTAGTTATAGTTCTATTTGTACCATTTATTACACAAGTAAATATATTACAAATATTAAAACTTAAAACTTTTGATGCACTAGTACCAGAACAACAGCCTTCAGATTATTTTACTATATTAAATATTACAGAAGATGACATAGCTAATGAAGGCGGCTATCCATTATCAAGGCAGACTTTAGCTCAAATACAAATTAATCTTTTACGCAAAGGTGCAATAGGTGTTGGATGGGTTATAGCTTTTCCACAACCTGATAGATTTGGTGGTGACTTTGAATTTGCACAAGCTTTAGAATTTTCTCCAAGTGTATTAGCAATGTTTGAAGGTAATGGTGAATATCCTCCTACTATAGGCACAGTTATATTAGGTGATGATACAGGTGGTTTAAAAGCACAAGGTGTCATACAGAATATTGATGTATTAAAACAAAATGCTAATCAAGGTCTAGCAGTAGCACGAACTGATGTAGATAATTTAGTAAGAAGATTGCCATTACTAATGAGAACTGATGATGGTTGGGTAGCATCTTATGGAACAGAAGTTTTAAAAGTATTAGCTGGTGCAGACACATATGTAATTAAAACTAATATTAATGGCATAGAAGAAATAAGAGTAAAAGGCTTACCTCCTGTTAAAGTTGATAGTTTAGGTAGAAAGTGGATAAGTTGGGTTGATACACCACAAACCAATCTTGCTGAAATGGATGTAGAAAATAAGTTTGTTTTTGTAGGGTTTACAGCTAAAGGCATTATGCCTCAGATTGCAGTACCAAATAACAAACTGTTAGAGCCACACAAAATACAAGCAGCGTTAGCTGAATCTATATTAATAGAAGATAGTCCTTATATACCTGATTATGCAATAGCAGTAGAAGCAGTATTATTAATATCATTGATATTACTATCTTGGGTTCTAATAAATATTTTTGGAATATCGCTAGGAATACTATTTACCAGTCTATTATTCTTTTCTACAGCAGGAAGTGGGTATTATTTAATACAACAAGGTTTATTAATTGATGTAACTTGGTCATTAATATCACAGTTTATAACTGCATCTACTGCATTTTATTTAAGATTTAGAGAACAATATAAATTAAGACAACAAATTAAAGGACAATTTGGTAAATATCTTGATCCAAGAATGGTTAAGAAGTTACAAGATAATCCAGAACTTTGTCAGGTAAATGGTAAAAGAGTTAATTGTTCTATTATATTTACAGACCTCAGAGGTTTTACTAGTTTATCAGAGTCAGTAGAACCTGAAATGGTAACGTACATAATGAATTCTGTATTAGATGTACAAGTACAAGCAGCTAATAAATATTTTGGTTGTACTGATAAGTTTATTGGAGATGCTGGTATGTTTCATTGGAATACAATTATTCCACAAGATGATCATCATAATCTTGCTTTACAGGCTGCAAAAGAGATAGAAAAGAATATTGACCAGTTAAACATTAAATTTGCAGAAGAAGACATACCTAAAGTTGCTATAGGAATAGGTGTAAATTCAGGAGTTTGCATAGCTGGTAACTTTGGTGCAACAGATAGATTTGCTTTTAGTCTTATTGGTGATCCTTGTAATGTAGCTGCTAGATTAGAATCAAGCACTAAGGTTGCTGGAGTAGGAGTTTTGATAGGTGAAGAAACTGCCAAATATAGTGATTTTGAGCTACAATTATTAGAACCTATAGAAGTAAAAGGTAAGGCTAAACCATTACAGGTTTATACATGGGCATAAAATATGAGTAAAGTTTTAATAGGTGTAATAGCAGTTATGGCAATAATTGGATATTTCTTGTGGAGTGAAAACTCTAGATTATCTGCATTAAATCAAGCATTTGAGTTAAGAGATCAAGAACAACAAGCTGCTATAGAATCTTTGCAAAATGATTTTAAATTGCAAACAGAAGGTTTATTAGAGATACAAAGTAAGAATCAATCTATACAGTTAGAAATGTCTAGATACTTAGATATATTTAAAAGACATGATCTAACAAAACTTGCAGCAGCTAAACCATCTTTGCTAGAACCAAGAGTAAATAAAGGAACAAAGAATGTATTTGATAGTATTGAAGAAGACAGTCGCAACATTGATAATCTTGATGATGGTCTCCAGTTGCAGTCTGTTTCCAAGTAAACAAAACGTACAAATAACCACTAAAGCTTTAGAAAGGCAAATAGCACAGCCTATTATGCCTAGAGAAATTGATTTAAAAGAGCCATATTGGTATGTAGTTTCAGATAAAAATATAGATGAGTTTTTAGCTAGGGTTGAAAAAGAACACGGACAGATAGTTTTCCTTGCTATGTCTGTACCTGACTATGAAATTATGTCTTACAATATGCAGGAATTAAAAAGATATATAAATGAACTTAAACAGGTTGTGGTCTATTATAGAAAAGTTACTACAAATAAACCTGAAACAGGGGAGTAATATGAACATATCACAAGAGGGAATAGCTTTAATTAAAAAATTTGAAGGTTGTAAATTAGAAGCTTATCAAGATTCTGTAGGTGTTTGGACTATAGGATATGGTCACACTAAAGAAGTGAAAGAAGGTGACAAAATAAATCAAGATGAAGCTGAACATTTATTACAAGAAGAAATGCCTGAATATGAAGGTTATATAAATAATATGGTTATAGTTAGTTTAAATCAAAATCAATTTGATGCTTTAGTTTGTTGGGTTTATAACTTAGGACCGACTAATCTTGGAAAATCAACATTATTAAAATTACTAAACGCAGGCGATTATCACACAACACCATCACAAATAAAAAGATGGAATAAAGCTGGAGGAGAAACATTGCAAGGATTAATTAGACGAAGAGAAGCAGAAGCATTGCTTTTTGAAGGCAAGGAATGGATTGAGGTCTAGAATGCCTTTAGCTAAATATGTTTTTAAACCAGGAATAGATAAAGAAGGAACTAACTACTCTAATGAGGGTGGTTGGTTTGATGCTGATAAAGTTAGATTTCGTAAAGGTAGACCTGAAAGAATAGGTGGATGGTCTAAGTTTACTAATTCATCTTTTATAGGCACTTGTAGAAAACTTTTTCCTTATAAAGCAACAAGCGGAGAAAGTTTTGTAATAGTAGGCACACATCAAAAGTTATATAACTTGAATGGTGATGTTTATTACGACATAACACCTATTAGAGCTACTACAACTAATGGTATTACTTTTGCTGCAACTAATGGTTCTTCAACAATTACAGCTACTGATTCTAGTCACGGAGCAGTTACAGGTGATTTTGTTACTATTTCAGGTGCTGTGTCATTAGGAGGTCTTGTAACAGCAGAAGTCTTAAATCAAGAATATCAAATAGATTTAGTGACTGGAACTAATACTTATACAATAACAGCTAAAGATACTACAGGATCAACAGTAACAGCTAATGCTAGTGATAGTGGTAATGGTGGTTCTGGAGTAGATGGTGTATATCAAATTAATACAGGTCTTGATGTTTATGTTAGAGGTACAGGTTGGGGTATAAATACATGGGGAGCTGGAACATTTGGTTCAGCAGGTGATTTAACATCAGTAAATCAATTAAGATTATGGTCAATAGATAATTTTGGTGACGATACTATAGTTTCTCCTAGGGCAGGTGGTTTATTTTTTTGGGATAAAACAGATGGTTTAACTACAAGAGCAGTTGCTTTATCCTCAGAATCAGGTGCTAGCGATGTTCCTACAGCTTGTTTACAGGTAATGACATCAGATGTAGATAAGCATGTAATAGCTTTTGGTTCTAATCCTATAGGCAGTTCTGCAATTGATCCTTTACTAGTTAGATTTTCAGATAGAGAAAGTGCAGTAGATTGGACACCAACAGCTACAAATCAAGCAGGTGGTGTGCAATTATCACAAGGTTCTACAATTGTAGGAGCTTTAAGAACTAGACAAGAAATACTTATATGGACAGATGCAGGTATTATGTCTATGCGTTTTGTTGGAGAACCTTTTATATTTAGTTTTACAGAAGTAGCCGAAGGTCCAAGTTTGATATCTCCAAATGCTGCAACTAATGCAAATGGTAGAGTTTACTTTATGGATCGTAGTGGCTTCCATGTTTACTCAGGAACATCACAAAGATTGCCATGTACTGTACTAGATTATGTATTGTCTGATTTAAATCAAGATCAAGCTTATAAAGTATTTGCTGGTGCAAATGAAGGAGTTAATGAGGTTATTTGGTTCTATCCATCAGGCACAAGCATGGAAGTAGATAAATATGTATTATTTAATTATTTAGAAAATACATGGTCTATAGGTACAACAACAGATAACTTTGTTAGAACTGCATGGAGTGAAGCTTCTATATATGAAAATCCAATAGCAGCAAGTAAAAATAACAGTTCTGTAAATACAAATTATGTTTATAACCATGAAATAGGTCATGGAGATGGTTCAGATGCTTTTACAGCTTTTATAGAATCTAGTGATTTTGATCTAGCACCTGATGGAGAAAGATTTACTTTTATATCTAAGTTAATACCTGATGTAGAATTTAGAGATCAACAATCAACAAGTGATACTGTTACCTTTACAATTAAAGGAAGAGACTACCCTTTACAAGATTTATCTACTTTACAGACTATAAATGTAACACCAAATTCAACATTCGAAAATACTAGAGCAAGAAGTAGACAAGCAGCTATGCGTATATCTAATTCATCTAGTGACTATGGTTGGAGATTAGGTGATTTAAGATTAGAAATTAGACCAGATGGGAAAAGATAATGGCTGATATCAGAACGATAGCATTACCAGTAGTTAATTTAGAATATGATTCTAATGATGAAGCACAGACTCGCAGAATTATAGAACAAGCTATAGAAGACATAAATGTTAAAATAACTACTATACAAAGAATGCAATCTACAGTTACAAGTAAAGCTTCTAAAAGACATCAATTTTTATTAATGGGAACAAAACATGGCTGATGATTTAAAAGTATTAGGTCAATTAGACCCAGCAGCTACTACTACAACAGTTTTATATACTGTGCCAGATATGACACAGACCACAATTAGTTCTATTGTGGCAGCTAACAGAACAGGATCAGCTATAACATTCAGACTAAGTGTTCATGTAGCTGGTGCAGGTGCAGATGATAAACAGTATTTATATTACGATAAATCAGTTGCAGCTAATGACTCATTAGCTATAGTTATAGGTATAACTCTTAATCAAACAGATGTAATAAAGGTTTATACGAGTGCAGTAGATATGAGTTTTAATGTGTTCGGTTGCGAAACAAAAGAGGAAAGATAAATGGATAAAGGAATAAATTCTTTATTAAAAACTAAAACAGAACAAAGAAAACTATCAACTCTTTCTGAAAAAGATAGAAGAAAATATTTGAAAAACAAAGAAAGACAATTAGAAAAATTTCAAGAACTTTTATATAGCAGACCTTCTATGAATAAGTCTCAACAAGATATCGCTTTAATGCTTGCTGCCGATAGATTAAGAGATTTAGATTTAACTACTAGAGAAACCAATAAAAATAGACCAACTATTGAATCTTTAGATTCTGAAATACAAAGATTAAGAACTGAAAAACAAATGCAACAATTAAATTTTGCTAATGGTGGAGATACTATGGATATTAAACAACAAACCCAGAATGTAGCAGCACAAGGTCGCTATGGCGATTCTATGCTTATGCATGTCAACCCAGCAGAAGTAAAAGGATTAGCGTCAGCTTTACCTTTAACAGTAAATCCTCAGACAGGACAACCAGAAGCATTCTTACC